TGGTAGCATAATTTCTATATGTAAATGTAACACTTGTTTTAACAATTTGATTTACTGCGTCATAACTTAATGGTGTAGCAGCAATTGTTTTAGGCCATACTTCATACATTTGTACTTGATATGATGAAAAACCTGATTGATCACCTAAACTTTTTCTGATTTCTTGTCTATCTCTTCCTGGGTCACCTGAAGGTTCAAAGTTTGCTAATGCAGCTGTAAATGTTTTTGTCAATGGTGTAATTGTAATCATACAAGGAGTAGCATAGTCATCATAGTATCCTACATTGTGACTAATAGGATCAACGATAGAATTTTGCCACGCCTCAAAAAATAATCGTTCTTCATAATTTACACTTGTATAAAATTCAAGTGTTACTTCGTCATACTGTACATTTTTAGCTATTGCTCTTTTAGGTCCATAGTAAGTTTCGTTTACATCATCTGTAATTGTTTTACCAGGTATAGATACATTTGAACAAAATAGATCCATTCTTAATTGTAAATTATTTTTTATAGAATCTGCTAGTTTAGCACTTTTTTGTAATCTAGCGGCTTGATCTAACGATTGATAATCATTGTAAATGCCAATGTTACCTAACACACTACCTTTAGGTCCATCTACCGTAACTAAAAACTGTGTCGGTCTAGCAAATCCACCAGATTGGGTTATACCTGATCGAAATACATTATAAACTGAATTGTAATTAGATGTAGCGTTATTTGCTGATATTCTGTTATTAGTTTCTCTTACGCTGAATTGTGCCTTTGATGGTGGTATACCTAAACGTATATCTAAATCACCTATTTTTTTACCTACACTAATTAATGACATTAAATAAATCTCCTACTGTCTGAATAAACTTGTGCTTCACTTGCCTTTTTAAATCTTTGTACAGGTAAGTATATAGCAACTGCAGCTTCATCTGCATTTATTCTTAAAAATCCTGTTTGTACATATGAATACAAATACTTTTTGATTGTTGGTTTTACAATCTTTATATTTTTTACATCATCATAAGTTACATCAAATTTTGTTTTACTATCAAACCGTTGATCTGTAGCAGTTGCCTGCATACGCTCTAATAGTCTAAATCTTAACAAAGGTGGTAGATAGTGAAAGTTCATACCCATAAATCCACCTGTTATTGGCTCTAATGGCAATACTAATGGAAATATATCGTAGTATGGTAAAGTTCTCCTTAACTTAGGATTATACCCAAATAAGTTCAATCTACCCACACTAGGTCTACCGTTAAGTTTACCTTGTCTGAATAATTGACCTGCTGTAGTACCACTAGCAATCTTATTTACTTGTGTTCTATACCACGTAGCCGATTTATCTGTATCGCCTGCTTTTTGTTTGATTGTATCAAATACGCTTGCCATACTACTATTTATGTTAGAAATAAATAGATTTATGAAGAAGATTAAGAAGTTGACTAATCCAGATAAACGACCTTATTCAGGTATATTTAAGCCTTTGAACCCACAAAAATATAAAGGCAATGTGAACAATATTATTTATCGTTCAAGTTGGGAGAAACGTTTTATGGGTTATTGTGATAAAAACAAAGATGTATTGGAATGGGGTAGTGAAGAAATTGCTATTTACTATCGTTCTATTGATAATCGACCACATAGATATTTTCCTGACTTCTATATGAAAGTAAGGCAATCAAACGGTACATTTAAAAAGTTCATTGTAGAGATTAAACCAAAAGCACAAACTCGTAAACCTAAAAAACCTTTACGTGAGAGCCGTACTTATAAAAACGCATTGTTAACTTATGAAAAAAACAGGCGTAAGTGGAGTACCGCCTACGCCTGGTGTTTAAAACGTGATATGAAGTTTGTAATCCTTACTGAGGATCACTTAAAAACTTTTTAAGCAAGTTTTGTTCCTTTTGTTCTTCGTAAATTAGAAACAGCTGATGTTGCAACTAAATTTCTTTCATCATTTGATCCAAGATCACTTAACTTCTCAATATGATCAATGTGGATATCATCCTGATACACATCTAAAGGCGTACCAAATGCATTGTATGGATCTTCAATCTTTGATGTTTTAAGTTTACGTTTAGTAAATTCATCAACATTATTAATTACATTTTTTGAAAAAAGTTGATCTTTTTGCCATTCAGATATGTGTTCAATAATCCAAGAATTTAAAACGGATTGTCTTACTTTCATAGCATCTCTGGTTATAGATTTTTGAGCCCAAACAAATGAACCAGGTTTTGGTTTATATTGTTTACCAACAAGTTCAAATTCACCCTTGTTTTTTTTGTGATCTCTTTTATCTAATTCAAATTGGTTATATCTATCAAATAACTCTTTCATCTTTAAGAATTGTTGAGGTTTAACAACTACACCACAATCTCCATTAATTAACATATCATAAACCATATAAAAGTTTCTTAATTGTTCTTTTGAATAAAAAACTTTGTTGGTTTTTAAATTAATAGGAAACTGTTTAGCAAGTGTTCTAAAGAAACTAGTAACTTTATCAAAAGCTTCTATAATCTTTTTTCTGTTAGACTCATCAAACATCTTATCAAACTCAATTTGTAATTGACCATTTGTTAAGTGATAATTCATCAATTCAAAAATGATTTTAAGATGACCTTTTTTTTCAACGTGATAATTACCATCAAGTTTGCCTACTTTATCCATAACAGTAATCATTTCAGGTTCTTTACCTGAAAAAGCTTCATTTACTAAAAAGCAAGCTGTATATAACTTGTTACTATTTCTTTCAAATTCATTCCAAGTTATTCCCGAGTTATCGTCAATCAAGTCTTCAATAAACTCGTCAACATCACCTTCATTACCAATAGCCAAAATAACAGTTTTATTATCAATAACTTGTTTATAGTCTTCAGCTAAATCATTATAAATTAGTCTTTCCTTAGATATAGTGCTGCCGTCATCACTTTTAAAGGTAACTTTAAGTGGCTCTTTAGTTATCTCATCTTTTTTTGACCAATCTAAAGTTGAAAGAAAAAATGGTAAAATAGAATACTCTAATCTATTTTGTCCATCAAGTGAAATAAACATTGCACCTTTTTCTTTAAGTTTTGAAATATCGTTGTACATCATTTTATAAATGTCATACTTAACGTTATCATCGGTTGAGATATTAGATATTTTTAATTCTAATTGATCTAAAACCAAATTAATATCTAAAATGGTAAATGTTGATTTACTTTGTGATCCTGAAACAAATAATCTATATAAGTACGATCTGGCACGTAAATTTGTATCAGCTGTCCATTTAGATTTTTGAAGTAGTCTTTGAAACCACGTTGAATAAGAAACTAATTTACGACTGTAATAAAGTTCAAATAAGGTTCTTAATGTTGTGTGTTGTATTTTATAGCCTGTTTTGGCTACTATGCTTGTTATCATATTATTATCTCCTGTTAAAGTATATCGAATACATCATAAGAAACGATATATACTTTTTTAGTTTATATTATTATATAGTATATCATATCCTCTTAACTTTGTCAAGCCTCTATTGAGTGGGTAGCCCGAAGGCTACCCAATTGAGAAAGTGAGAGAGATAGATTAGGAATCATCCTCAGCAAGTTTACTAAAGTACGATAGATCGTCATCACTATCGTTGGATGATCCAACTTCCTCTACTGAATTGTTAGAAGACATTGGCACGCTATCACTAGCAGGTGGGAGGTCAATATCTTCAACTGACTCAGTACTTCTTTGTCCAGTAAGTGTCTTATTCAGTTTCTCTTTGAGTTCCTCATAAGATTTAAAATTACTTGGATCAATGAAGGGCTTTAGAGCATATTGAGATTTCCATATTTTGTCAATCTCCTCATCAGTAGGTTTTAATCTACTAATCGGCTCAAATTCTGATTTATCATAATTCCAATAGCCGTCAACTTTTCTGATTTTTAGTTTAAAGTTTGCACCTTCCCAAAAATCAAATGGGTTAACTGCTTTTTCATCTTCAAACGCTGGGTTCATTGCTTCAGTAATCTTATCAAATATTTTCTTACCAAACTTGAATAGAAATACTTTGCCTTCGTTTTCAGGATGTTTAGGATCACTAACTACAAAAATATTAGAATAGTATTGTAACTTTCTTTTTCTTTTTCTAGCAATTTCTTTATCGGCTTCTATGCCTGTATTCCACAACCTTGTATTTTCTTCACTAACAGGATCCTTTTTGTTAAGTGTAGTTAAAGAGTTTTCAATATACCATTGACCACCTGGTCCTTGAAAGGCGTGATGCCAAACTCTTTGCCATGGCATATCTTCACCTTCAATAGCAGGTAAAAATCTGATTACAGCGTAACCATTGCCAGACTTATCAAGTTCAGGTTTCCATAACCTATCGTCTTGGTATTTGTTTTTCTTTTCGGGTTGTTCGATTGTGTTTTCTAACTTCTTAGTTAGAGCATCAAAGTTTGACTTTGACTTTTTTAGGGCTTCTAATGCACTTGACATTGTATGTATCTCCTTGTATATATTGTTGTACGTATTAATTGTATTAATGTAAGTATAATATTATTTATACTACTTTTTTCTACCATTAACATTTTTTTTTGTTTTTGATTGAAATAGTTTTGCTATTCTTTCAAAAGCATTATCTATCAAATCACAAAATCTGTATATTATCTTATCAAACATAATTTACCTCATATATGTACCTGGTGGGACTTATTGGTTTACCCACAAGCTTTCCCGAAGCGTCCAATCTAATGTTAGATGGTCGGTACTCACAGCAAAATAGTGTGTCTTCAGCCACTAGGCCGTAACCCTCACTACCCTCGCCTTACACCCGCTTAAGCGTTGTTCAGCCACAAGGCCAAATAAAATTGCAATTTTTATTTGTTTGTACA